CTAGAAGAATGGCATACAGGCTTTACAGCTATGGAAGCCCGTATAAAGCTCTCTACGAAGCTGGATGACGACATTAAGGAGCTGAAGCTGTCTGACCTTGCAGAGTGCAATAAAGAGCTTTTAAATGCGTACTATCAACAGCCTGCTACCAAGTAAAGAGCACGTAGAGGCATGGGTAGAACGAGTAAGACATAAACTTAAACCAGAGATTACAGAAATGGCGTACGATCAAAAGAAGGGCTTTGCCCACAAAGAAATGCCCGGTTTCGGGGTTGCTTACCAAGTCCTGCAACAGGAAAAGAAAACAGAAAAGTCACCAGACTATGAAGGTTTCGTCGTCCTGAAGTTCGATTACAAAGCAGGAGAAAAGCTGCAACTGGGCATGTGGGCTAAACCCACTTCCAGAGGCACAACGCTGCTCTCCCTGAAAGAAAACACCTTCCGCAAGGAAAAGGCTGCTGAGCAGAATCGCCCTGTAGAAGTGTCTTACTCTTACAAACCCCGTGTGCAAGCAGGGGACGATGGGGACGACATACCCTTTTAAATCAACAACTTACGGGGGAAAGCGGATGCTGGTTACTTGTTCTAGACAAGGCATATAAAGAGACACCAGACGCAGCGAGTACCCCACCCTATATGGCTACAAAAGTATCACCCACACAGAGAAGTCTGGCTTACCTACGTGAGCTGGGCTACCATGTCGAGATTGTTGAAAAGTGGAACCACTTTACCAAGCAACGTAAAGACCTGTGGGGGTGGGCAGACCTGCTTGCTATCCGGCGAGATGAGGTTTTAGCCGTACAAGTGACTGCCTCCGCAGTTGCTGCTCGTATAAAGAAGATAGAGGCTTCCGACACTCTCCCACTCGTGAGAGAAGCCAACATCCGTGTAGAAGTACACGGGTGGCGTAAGTTAAAAGACGGGAAATACCACATTCGTGTGGTTGACCTGTCGTAAGAACACCCAGTCTGAGGGGCACTGCCGCAAGGCAGGAGTTAGGACGCTGCTAGCAGACCAGCGATCAGACAGTCTGCCTTCACCTAACTTTTAAAGGAAAAATATGAGTAATCCACACATCTTGATAGCCACTCCCATGTACGGTGGCATGTGTACAGGCTACTACACGCAAAGCATGGTCGGTGTAGGCCCGTATATGAAGGAAAACAACGTAGACATCAGCATCACCATGATGTTTAACGAATCCCTCATCCAGCGAGGCAGAAATGCGCTTGTAAACCAGTTTATGCACAACACCCAGTGCACTCACCTGATGTTTATAGACGCAGACATCAGATTCAGCCCCGTAGACATCCTAAAAATGCTCCAGGCTGACAAAGAAGTCATCTGCGGTATCTACCCCAAGAAAGAGATCAACTGGGCTTCTGTAGAGGCTGCTGTACACCGTGGAGTGCCTACAAATGAGTTGACCAACCACACAGGTGCGATGGTTATCAATTTAAAAGACTATGCAGGTGAGGTAACAGTGCCTGTAGACCAGCCGCTAGAGATCTGGAATGGCGGTACAGGGTTTATGCTGATAAAGCGTGAAGTGTTTGAGAAAATGAAGGATCACGTTGACAGTTANATCAACAACGTGAAGGTACTCAACACTGAGCAGCAAGCTGAGCGTATTTACGAGTATTTCCCCGTCTTTATTGACGAGCATGAACTTCTGCTGTCTGAGGATTTTGGCTTTTGNAAGAAAGCACGAGATCTGGGGATNAAGATCTGGGCAGCACCGTGGGTGAAGTTAGGCCACTTCGGGACTTACCTGTTTGAAGGTGGCCTGCTACCAGCAGCTTAACGGCAGCCCCAGCGTCTACGAGCGGCTTTACCCCGCTCTCCCTTCCAAGATTTAGACCGAGCACAGAAAGACTTGTGTCTCGGGCCTGATTTCTGAGGGGCTTTAAGTTTAGAGCCTGTTGCCTTGTTGTACTTGGCACGGCCTTTAGCAGTTAAGCCCCCGCCCTTAGAAACAGACAGTTTCTCACCCCTACCGACTGACAGATTAGGTTTTTTTGCCATATTTGTTCCAAAAATCGAAATTTTCTTGTCGCGGGGCAGCGTAATGCTTTTTATAGAATTTGCAAAGCCTGCTGCATGAGTTTTATACGCTCTTCCAGCCCTATTGTCCCACCATTGATATGCTTGGTTAGCCCAACCCAGTTCTCGGCCTCTGCAAGGGGATTACAGCCGTGCGTAGCCCAGAACCACCCGGCACTCATAGCTGCGTACATAGGTTGAGCTACAGGAGCAGGGTTCTTAACAAAGTCCTGCCCGACAGCCTGCCCGAAGTGCCAGTAGTTGTCGTGCCCAGTCAACTGGATGCAACCCCTGCCGTGGTACAACCACCCATCCCCAGACGCCTCATCACGGTTGCCCATACGGTTGGCGTAAATCCTGTTTGCGATACGTTGAGGCTGGTTGGCGTACTGAGGTATCTCTTCCGGTTTGAACTTGTGCCCGAACAAACGCTCTAATGTTGCAGTTCTGTAGCTCAGGTTTTCTTCCAGCACCCTGAAATGATTGCACTCATGAGAGCACTGCCCTATAAAAGCAGCTTGTTTACGCACATCATCTATGCCAAACCGTTTAAAAGTAGCTTCCAGAGGTTCCAGCCACTCTGCACCTATGCCTAGAGCATGTAGCTTGTCAGGCGTAATCATTTAACACCTGCATTTACGGTTTCTCTGACGTTGTTGTAGGTTGTGATGCAGGCGTTGAGCTGGGTGATGGCTGTGTCGCCTTCTGCTGCGATGGCGATAAGATCTTTGATAGCCTGTCGCTCAGTGTCGGACTCATTGGTTGTATTTCCGCTGGGAGTTCCGGCATCTGCACTGGTTTGTACACTACAGGTGGGGAGCCGCAGCTCACCAGAGTCAGCGCGAGCAACAAGATTAGCTTGCTTGGTTTTAACATCGTCTTTAGCCCTCTTTAATGTTGAATTAGCAACTGCCAGCTTGGTTGTCAGCTCCGCTTCCTTTGCTCGAGCCTCCTCATTCAACCGCATAATCTCCGCTTGGTCTTCCTCAACCCTAGCTTGGTATCCTGCATGATGCTCGTAAGCCCCAAACCCTGCTAGAGCCAACAACAAGCCCAATATCACCCACGGGTTCATAAGACTAAACATTGTTGGCCTCCGCTCTGGCAGCAGACATACGTTCACGTTCATGATCTGGCTCTAATGTTGGGGGGTAATTAGGCGCAGGGGGTGGCGTCCAGCTTGGAGTCATCATCACGACAGGAGCAGGTGGCGGGGCAGGTGGAGGTGTATATGCAGCCGTGTTGTTCTTGGCTGCTGTAATCATGTTAGACGCCTCTGTGGTGATGCCCTTTGTCAGGATGCCGCCTATACCGCCAACAATCAGCAAAACAATGTCGTTCAGCATCTTTGTATAGGCTTGGTCTATAGGAGCCATAGCCTTCATAGGCTGCGTCACGAACGTAACGCTGTAGAGCAGCGCAATCGTGATGAAACCAAAGATCAACGTCACCATGATGATGACAAACGCCCGTACACGGGTGTCTATCTCATCGGCAGTTAGTCGCTGCTGATCCGGATGGCGGGTTAGAAGGGCTAGGAGGATTTCCTTCAAGTTTCTTCTCCAGAATAGGGGCTATCAAATAGTCAGGACAGGTTTGAGCAAACTCACAAGCAGGTTTCTTACACTGCTCGTCCCCGAAATGTTTGGGATCCTGGCAATGGTAGCGATATTGGTCGCCACACCCACTAATTGCGATGGTGAACAGGATGGCTAGTCTTTTTAGCATAGTCAACACTATCCTCAATAAACATGTAGCCTACATAGCCCAGCACAAGAACAAGAACAATTACAAGAGCCACAATCATGAACTCTTCTTGCTCTTCCTTTTGTTTCTTAGCTCTGTCTTTAGCAGCTTGCTCAGCGTACTTGTCGGCCTTGTCCATCTGACCAGCACGCTCTTTAATCTTGTTCCAGACATCCACCTTGCCAGCCTGCATGAATAGCATCTGGAGTTCTGCCTCAAACTGCTTAGTCTGCTCCAGCGCCATCTCAATCTGGATGGCTGTGCCCATGTTGGAGGCTTTGCCGGAGTCTTTAGCTTCTTTGACCGCTTGGACTGCGTTTGTCTTAGCGTCGAAATACTTGCCCAGAACAGGGCCGAGAGATCCTACGTCGTCAACCGTCTGGCTGACTTTCTTAACCAGCTTAACAGCCGACTGGATCGCTGCTAGGGCGGTTAGGGGATCAATCATGTTACCCCCGATTAAACAGACTGTGAGCTATAGAGCCAACAATACCAGATAAACCAGAAGCGATAGCCATACCCACCCAGAACCCACCTTTAGACTTGTTAGCCATTTCAAGGAGCTGCTTAACGTCAGCTTGCATGGCAGATACTTGGGTTTCAAGTGTGTCTACCTTTGCAATGATCTGACCATATTGGATAGGATCTATCTCTGCCATTTACATACCTTCACCTGGGCAGACGTAGACAGCAGGTGTTCCAGCAGAGCCAATAACACGCACGTAAACCGTTTGTGTGGGGCTGGTCTGCAAAGAGCTAATCACCTGATAGCCAAACGCAGGAACAGGGTAAACCGCAGTACCAGCAGCGTTAGGCACAGCAGCGTTAGCAGTAGCAGACGTTGAAATAGAGACAAAAGCCGTGTTAACGGTGTCGCTGTTAATCAACGAGTATTGCTGGCAAGGAGAATTGGCAGCAATAGCAACTGCGTTTGATTGAGTACCTGCTGTGGCTTGTTGCACCAAGTAGGTGTTGCCCATAGGCTGGAAAGCTGCATTAAGTGCCATCAGTAAACTCCTCTTCCACCACCACGGGTAGGACTCTTCTTCGTGTTGAGCGGCTCATTACCGGAGAAATCAAACACAGAGCGATAGCCACCTTTAGGCAGCATACCTGGTTGCCAGCTCACCTGACCTGGGGAGCCATCACGGGGCAACTGAGGACGCACAGACTTAGCAATCTGCTGGTTCTGCTCGTGAGGACGTTGATGGTCAGAGTTACGCATATGGTTGTTTTCATATGCGTCGCTAGGGCTATACGGATTGATTTTGTTGCTCACTTGGTTTCTCCTTCGCTCGTCCGAGAGCGTAACCGAAAATTGTGAAAATTACTAGCGTTACCACTCGCTCCCACTCCGGCCCTGACATCGCCCAGCAAGCTAGGCCGCAACCCATAAGTAGCGTCAGAATAGTAATCAAGCGATCTGATATGACCTCTAACGCTAGGCGAATAGTCTTCAGAATAGATGCGTCCATATGTACCCTCTTTAAAAGTTAAGGGGTTCATGGTATCACTTATCGTCTTCATCGTCATCTAGTCCCATAAAGCCAGCACCCCACTCATCGTCCTGCATCTTGAGCTTGAGTTGCTCCAGCTTCAGGGCGCGGTCAAGAATCTTTGTCTTGTCCGTCAAAGACGCTTCAGGATCATTCATCGTCTGAGTCAGCAAGGTAGCGATAGCGTCCTCCAGCTCAGAGCTTATGCCTTTGTCTTTAGGTTTCTTAGCCATGTTATTCCTGTGACTCTCGTTGAGTAGCTTTAACTGTGGGAGGCAAAAGTGTTTGAGCTGTAGCCGCACGATCTGCTAATCTGCTTCTTAGTCGGGGCTGCATAACCGTACCAAGAGCTTTAGCAAGAGGATTCTCCGTCAACGTGCCCATAACTGCTTTGTAGCCAGTTTGAGGGACGTTAATCTTGGCCTTCATAATGTCGCCATACTCAGCCAAATTCTCAAACAGAGGATTGCGTTTAGCTGTGCCGCCGGTGCGTCTTGTTATCTCGTCCAGCAAACCTTTAGGGTTTAACTGCCCAGCAGAAGTAACTCCAGCATTACCGCCTAACTGGTTGGCATCTTTAATACTTGCGTAGGCGTTGTACTTCTTCCGCCAGTCAGCGTACTTTGTTGCCAAGTCTTTAGGAAGGTTTGTTTGAGCCAAGTCTTCAAGAGCGTCCTTAAGGTCGTGCAGCATCCCAGCTTGAGGGCCTTTAGCTGTGCTCAAAGCGGCATTGACTTGGGTAATTGCACTTCTCAAGTCTTCAGCTTTGAATTGAGGGCTAACTAATGAACCGCCAGTACGTTGCCCCGCAATGTTCTTTTCAAGGATAGTCTTAGCAACATTACCTTGTTCACCAAAAGCACCTTCCATCTTGTTAGCAAGGTCAGTAATCTTTTGTTGAAACTGAGGTGTAGCGTTGAAGGTCTTGCCAGCAAAAATGTTCTTTACTTCTGTGCCAAGCTCATCGCCAGTTTTTTCAATCCAATCAGCGTTGACATTTTTAGTCTTAGATCCAGCTCTAGAGGTCGCTTCTTCAGTGAACTTGTTTAAGTTTCTGAGGCTGCTTTGAGGCGTGTCTCCAGCGCCATACTTCATCCCCTGCTCAGCTCTAGCGCCAGGGCCAATCTCATAAACCTTGCTGGCTTTCTTGGCTAAGTCTTCTAAAGGCTTTTGAATGTAGCCCATAGTCCTACCGGCAATATCTCTGCCAAGTTGAGGTATACCGCCGCCAACCAACTCAGCAACACCCTGATAAGACTTAGGCAAACCAATCTCTTCAGCGGCTTGTCCTAGTCCAGTAGCACCGACAAATCCAAGAGCAGCAGGAACAGCTCCAACACCAGTTGCACCAGCAGCCAAAGCATAAGGCAAGTTGGTAGCTGCGCGTTTGGTAAGTCTTTCGGTAAATGTTGTTGGCTGAGGTAAATTTGCCTTTTCAGCGGCCCTCTCTCCAACAAAAGGAACCGCCTCTAAAACACCTCGTCCAACTTGTTGAGCTGCGCCTTTAAAACCGCCAGCAGAAGTTGCAGGAGGAGTTATCTTGACCTCTCCGTCTTGAGAGTCTGGAGCAATAATTTTTACTTCATCATCCATTATTTGCCCCCAACCTCGGAGATAACGCCGCCGTTGATAATGTAAATCTTGCCACCAAACTCAGCCTTGTGACCATCACTGAGACCACCCAGAGCTTTTTGAACCTTGTCAGGAACAGTGCTCTGAGGAGAACGCTCTTTTATGTAGTCGTCAATACTCTTGGCTTCAGAGAACGGGAACTTCTCAGGGACGTTTGATCTCTCAATGTTGAGAAAGTAAGGACGAAGGTTTCTGTTGTTTTCATCAGCACGTTCACGAACAACTGTGAGCAGCGTCTTAGGACGAGAAGCCTGATCGTAGAAGTTTTGAAACTGGCGATCAAGATAAACTGAGCCACGCTGACCAGCACTTTGAGCATCTGACAAAGCCAAGCTAAACAACCGCTTAGAAAGGACTTTTGCCTTTTCAGCAGCGTCAGCGCTAATGGTTTTGCTTTGCACAGCCTTGTCAATACCTTGCTCGACAAGTGCTGCTTTTTGATTTGCGGCTTGAGTCTCGTCAGGGTTCTGGATGCTCTTAATTGCGTCCATCTTGACGATGTTGCGGATAGCAGCCAAAGCGCCAACAGCATCGGGATTACGTGCAATGTAGTCAGCAACTTGCTCAGACTCTTGAATTGCTCGGTAAGAACCCATGATGCGTTTCTTATCATCTGTGGAAGCTCCCACCAAACGCTGAGCAGTGCCTTCAGGATAGTCCTCAGCAATACCCCTCAGAGCTGGGCCAATAGCCTGCAATGCTTTTTCATCTCGTCTTAAAGGCGCTTCATCCAGTCGTCTTTGCTGGAGGCCTTCTTCAAACAAGTTGTGTCGTCTTGTTTCTTGATGAGTGCGCTCAGTTTCTCTCCGACGCTCTTCAGCATCTTGCAACTTCTGCTCAGCCGCTTTAGCTTTCTCCAGCATACTTACGGTATCTCTTATCTGATCGTAAGCATAAGCAGGGCCAAACTTCTCTAGCGA